TAATCGTGTCACCGCAGAATTGCGGCCGTGAATATATCTACTCACGCAATAACTTGGAATGAATCTTGCGATTCGATAATAAATAGTCTCTAAAAAATGAAAGCCCCCTTCCGAAGAAGGGAGCTTCACATTTATTTGCTAGTTAGCTAAATTTAGCTAGTAGCGCCGGCCTCACCTAAGAGACCTCTAACCACAACTAAGCCGTACATATCAGGACGAACCATCTTCTTGGCATAGCGAGTCATCACGCCCTTACGGGGCACGAAGTCTTCGGGGCCAAAGATTGTGGGAGTGGTCTGTAGCGGCACATACGGAGCGTATACATAGCCACTTTCTAGGAAGCTAGATCCTCTCCGACCGATCAAAACAACGTTCCGCAGGAAGTATGGGTCAACAATGACATCAAACTTCTTACTCAAAGAACCAGTCTTAAGAGCACCAAGGGATCCCTTCTCGTCATCGTGAGTGACGGAAGCGCGGAAACCAGCGGTAAACTCAAGAATATTGGCAACTTCAGGTCCGCAGACAACGAAGTTCGCACCACCTCTCAGAGTCTTACGATGAATCTGTGCAGAAACATCATTGATAGTTTCTACCAGAGTCTCATACCACTCTGAGACCGTACCGGTGAAATCAGGAGCGGCCGAAGCAGCACCAATCTCGTTACCATTAGAGTCCAAGAACATTCCTGGGGCACGAGCCCAATAGCGAGTTGCAGCGGTAGCACCATTAACCAAGTCAGCCAGAATCTCACGGTCAATCTCTAGAGCAATCTGCTCAGAGAGAATGCTAGTAAGCTCGACTTCAGCATCAAGGTTGTGGTAAGCATTGAGATCTTGTCCCAACTCTGGAGTCCACTTAGCCTTGAGCTTCTTGGTCTGTGCGGTCACAGCAATGCTATCCACCTTAATGTCGATCTCTGGGATTTGTTCGTTTCCTTCCAGACCCCACTCAGAAGCACCGATAACGGCACCAACTGAATCAGCCGAATTAAAGTTATCCTTAAGTGGATAAGCAATGTTCACGGTAGCAGCCTGCGGTGTGTCAACACCAGCGGCACCTACGTTTACGCTAGTCAGGAAATATAGCATCACGTTGCCACCAGAAGACGTAATTTGCGTAAGCCTTCTAATCTGCTTAGTATCCGAAACCGTGAGAGTCCCGATTTCATTGACAGTATTCAGGTTCTCAATAGAAGCCGAAATAGCGCCAAGGTTATTGTAATCCAGGTCGCTAGAAAACTGCGCCTGCGGAACATCCATCCGAATAACCCAGTACGCCAAAGCGGAAGAACTCAGAGCAATAAGATCTGGATCATAAACAATGTCCTTCTTATTGCTATTCGAGCTACCAGTGAGATCGAAGCGCCGAAGAAATAGGGCGCTATGGGCCACACCAGACGAGCCAGTTGGCGAAGCATAAGCATAACCACGAGCACCAACAGTGCGAGGACCAGAAAGATCTTCTTTTAAGTCTCCGACCAAGTTAAGACCAGCAGTCAACTGGGAACCAACCCTGTCGCCACCATAAATTGACTTGTCAGAAATGTTACCTAACCTTCGACCTTCAGATCCAGCGGCTCCCAGATCTGGTGAGAACACAAAATCTAGGAAGAAAATGAGTCCACTAGGGAGACTCATTGGCTGAACACTAACAAGATCATTAGCGATCAGACCCGCAAAAACGCGACGAACAATAGGAAACGCGACGGCTGCGAAACCTTCAACATCTCCAGAAGCCATTGCAGAACTCTCGCGTAAGAGTTCTTTGGCTTGATTTTCCAGAAGACGAGACATGCTATGACGCTGACGCTCGTTCTCCAGGCCCTCTAAAAGACCGGTTTTTTTCCACTTTTTTAGAAGTGCGTGCGATTCAGCACGCATATCACGATTGACAATTCCTTCGGTCAATCTTTCTACAATACCAGACATAAATATCACCTCCTTAAATTATTTTATTTAATACCTGCTAATTTCTTCAACCTTTCAGAGAAAGGATCGGATTTTGATTGGCTATCGCCCCGAGAGGCGCGTAAAACGGAAGAACGATGAGTAATTGCTTCGCTCAGTGATTGTGGACTTCTCTTAGGAGTAGACTGCACTGTGCTTTGAAGCGTTTCTAAAATCATCTTTGCTTCCTCTACTGAACCAGCACTGGAAATAGCTTCGACAATTCTTTCTTTTTGCCGCTCATTCAAGGAGGTATTTCTTAACACACGGTTAGTATAAAGTAAACGGGCATTTGAAAGATTAACATCTTGGACATTTTCTTTCAAAGACCTGACTACATCTTTGTAGTTATTAAGTTTGCCCTTGAGTTGTTTATTTTCAAAAACCAACTCTTCTTGGGCTTTCTTAAGAGCTTCCAAATCTTCTTCTATATCAGTGCTGCGGCGGTGGGCGAGTTCTTTTTCCATTTGATACTTTGTATCTTCACTTGAACGTCCAGCCCAACCTGCCAATTCGGCACCCATATCAACTGTAAGTTTTTCTACGATGGCATCTATAAGTTCTTCAGAAATATCATCGGATTCTTCTAAACCAGCTTTCGTCATTGCGTCTGCATCTGCTTCTTCAGCGGCGGCGGCACCTGCGAGTGCAGCGCCTCCAGAGTCGTCATCTTCCTCTGCTTCTTCGCCGGCAAAAGTGCCTGGATCGGTGGCTTGCTCACTTAATTCGTCAGAAAGCATAGAAAGAAGGTCTTCTTCATTCAATTCAACTTCCTCCGATTCTTCAAGCTCTTCCTCAGTTTCTTCAAGCTCTTTGGGGCCCTCGACATCTTCCTTCAGGGAGCGCAGTGCTTCAGCCAATTCTTCAAAATCAACTGTTATTTCTGAAGTTTCATCTTCTTCGGGACAAGGGCAAAGCTCTTCACCTTCGGCGGCGCCCAAAGGTACATCTTGCGCTATATCGCCAATTGGGCCGGCCATAGCAGCAGGACCAGCATCGAGGCCTCCCAAACCAAGCTCATCTTGTTCTAATAATCTGTTAAGAGTGTTTTTAACTTCATCTGAATATTTTTCAATAATTGTGGTTTCTGCATTTTTCAAAGCAGCTTCTTTCAGCGCTTTCGCGTCAACAATAGCTTGTTCTAATAATACTGACATTTAAAACCACTCCTAAAAACATAATTTTTCATAATAAATAGTGTTAATATTTTAAAAATACCGTTTTCATAAATTAATGTGGCCTTGATATCAATTTATACTTAACCACAACGTTCTCCCATGTAACTTTTCCCGTACCATTGTTTTCAACACATACTCCCACATACATACTTGTCCAAGGCCCTGCAGCTAATGCGGTATTCTTCGTGCCGTTTTTGACAGTCTGGTCAGGGGCTCTTGCAGTAACCATGCAATTTTCCGGCTGATCATCCATAAACATTATAATACCATAAGCCGTCAAGCCACCAACATTCCAGCCGCTGGTGGAGGAGGCAGAGCTACCTAATACGTTGAGGGCTCCCCGACCAAGCGATCGGGCGCCATTCCAATTTATACCGACTTTATATCCTATCATAGTATCCTGATCATCGGTACTGGAAACAAACCCTTCCATTTCAACAGTACCGCCGCCGTCTGGCTTATCAGCTTCAACTTTAAATGCTATAGCTATAGAACTAGAAATGAAATTAGGTACTGTATTGCCAGATTTGAAATTATAGCCAAACATTAAGGCGTCAGCGCCTCCATCATTTTTGCCGTGACCTTCTACTACTACAGTAGATTTAATACCCAGAGTCGATTCAGCAGAAACCAATATATCATTTGGATCAGAAACCCAATCGGGTTTATCTAAATTTAATGTAACCCACTTATCTTCTTCGGGCAAAACCCAGCGGCCAACTGGGCCAGCAGTGGGCGCGACGGTGGACTTTACTTTTATGGTACCTTGCTGTGTTTGGCCGATGCTTCCTGTCATTTCAAAATCCTAAGTTGACTTTATTTATATTATGTTGTTGATATATATTTATATTTAATTGTAACATTGTCCCACTGAGTTTCCGCTGTTGAAGATTGATCGACATATAATCCAGCATATATCTTCTCGGGAGACGGCGCATCGCCGAAGGTGGTAGTATAGAAATTCTCTGAAGTTTTGCCGGGATTTGGAGATAAACAGACAACAAGCGCGTTATCAATAAAAGCATCAAATCCATAATAGATATAAACTGTTGAAGAATTGCCGAGGCCTCCAGTCTGACCGCCAGTACTGGTTGACTGCCCTTGTCTTTTTGCTTCTGCGTAGAGGTTAGAACGGCCACCATTCCACTGCATTCCACAGGCATATCCGCTATTGCCGCTGACGCCGGCGCTGGCGTAGGGAAGATTGGTAATAAAGGCGCCAATTCCCGAAGTTCCGGCGCCGGAGGGCTTGTCCGCTTTAACTTCAAACATGATGCCCATGGAACTAGAAATGAAATTGGGACTTGCGTCCAGAGTAAAACCAATCATAAGCCCATCACGATCTTTGGTCTGGCCGACTCCTTGAATATTGATTGAACTTACTATGCCCAAAGAAGAAGAAGCTTCTTCAAAAATATCATCATTATCGCCAATCCAATCGTATTTTGAAAGATCGAGTTGAATCCAGGTATCTTCATTGCTTATAAGCCAACGCTCAGGCTGATCAATCTCGTCTTTTATCTTTCTGTTCGCCATTAGTTGGTGCCGATAATGAAGAACTTACTTGAACCATCGCAAACGAGAGTCACAGAGCCATAGTTAGAACCAATTGCAACACCGGCATTACTACCATCGATTGTTTCTGAGCCGGATGGCTCTACAATTATGAGATTCGTAGAAGCGGTACCACCAGCATCTTTGAAAATTAATCTTTGCCCTGCATCATAATTACTAGCGGCCAGCAATGAAGCAGTCATATAAGCAACTGTGTTCTCATCACTGCCAGATGAATTAAGCGCTAGAACATCGTTTGATGCTGAAACCGCAAAAACCTGATCGTCTACAAGATTAAGAGCAAGATATGATGGAGAGAAGCCGCCGGATGCTGCCTCCCAACCGGGTACCGCACCATCTAAGGTAAGTACGTGATTGTCGCTACCAACTGCAATTCGAGTTAAAATACCGCTGGAATTGTTGTAATACATATCACCAGAAGCATCAGAGCCCAGGGCGAAGCCTCCATTGGGTATGTCTAAGTCGCCGGCGATAGTTACAAGAGAAGCGGCGCCGTTGCCGATGGTTACATCAACCTCGTCTTCGGCAGAGCCATCGGTAATGACCAATCCATCTTGAAATTCCCCATCATGAGTTGCAACACTTAGTGATAGTTTGCCTCCCTCTTGGCCGTTGGTGGCATCTGCAACTTGGGCTGAAATACCAGCGAACAACACTTGATCTTGAGCGTCGTCATCGCCATAAAATTCAATTGCTCCGCAAACATCATTATCGGCGCCGGCTGAGCCTTTGTCTTTGACAAAACGAAGGCGCGCGCCCCCTGTGTCGTTTGTGGTATTTTTAATTATAACCAGAGGGTCATTCGCATTTGCGGAAGAAAATGTATTTGTGTCGCCGCCTATAGTCAAAGAACCGGTTGCAGCTATATCGCCACTTGTCGCCAAGCCGCCTACAGTAAATATATCACCAGAAGAGGACATAGCGCCAGGGCCGGCAGTTATTCCTCCTACAGTCAAAGAGCCCGAAGCAGCTATATCGCCACTTGTTCTCAAGCTATAACTGAATATCTCACCAGAACTTGAAAGTTTGCTCTTAAGTGTTGTCGAGCCTGTAATAGCAAGGTCACCACTTGTCGCCAAGCCGCCTACAGTAAATATATCACCAGAAGAGGACATAGCGCTAGGGCCAGCAGTTATTCCCCCCACAGTCAAAGAGCCCGAAGCAGCTATATCGCCACTTGTTCTGAGACTGTAACTAAATATTTCGGCTGAGCCTGATACTTTTCCATCAACTAATACAGTAGTACCCTGCAGCTTTAGGCCGGCCGAGGCTCCAGAAATAATTAATAAATTAGTGCCGTTCTCATCATATTCAAGATGGCCATCCGAATTAGTTCCGAAATATAATTTGGTGTCATCGGCTACTTTAAGATCTGTATCATCCCAAGTAAAAACTGCAATGCCGCCCAACTCAGAGCCGCCATTATTGTATTGTATTTGGGTATCGGTGCCGCCGGGCTGACCGCCGGGGGCGAGTACGAGCTTGTTATTTGCGTCGAGAGTACAAAAGCTTCCGGGCCCGGCGGCAGTGCCACTTACAACCCCAAGTGGGGCGAAATATACACTACCTGAAATCCACAAACCTTCTTTGGACCCGGAAATGATGAGGACTTCTGGGACACCGGTGCCGCCGCCGGCTTCCGGTTCAAATTTTATATAAGCATCAGCGTCGGCTCCGAAGAAAATCTTCTGATCGTCAGCAATTAAAACTCCTTGAGATGCAGTTAATTTGCTTGTAACAGTAGTTACATCGGTGGCGGCGTCACCCAACGTAACGTTGCCCTTTATTGTGGCGGCGCCAGTAACATTAAGGTCGCCACTAGTTCTGAGACTGTAACTAAAGATTTCGCCGGAACCAGAAACCTTATCAGTAAATTTTACGCTTCCAACCTTAAAGGCACTAAAATTAGCTTCGGGAATATCGTAAGCGGCCCGATCGGGGCCGATGGCACCAACTTTGCCCATAACAAAACTGGCTGAGCTTTGATCCCACAATATTGCTTGGTTGAGATTACCATCGAGACCAAATATAAATCCACGATCCCCTACTGTACCAGTGTGAGCACTGCTAGTTCCGAAGCCAAGCCCAATTACCGGATCTCGTATAATTAAATTGCTTGAAGATAATGTTGTCGTAGTGCCTATAACGTTAAGGGCACCACTAATATTAAAAGTTCCAGTAAGCTCAAGAGTGCTGGAACTCGTTAAGAATCTAAATCTGGAAGAACCGGAAGCAGCATTCGCCCCAGTCATAAACAACAAAGAGCCAGTAGGCCCGTCGATAGAGACTGAAGCGGTACAATCTATATAAGCCCAGCCAAAATTAGCCATTAATTAACCTACTCCAACAGATCCAGACCAAGATGGGCCGCTAGATCCAGAAACTCGTGGTGATTGAATCGATGTCATGCCGGCTGCAACAGACATGTTATTAGAGCCAGACAACCAAAGTTCTGAGACTTTTAGTTCAAATATCTGACTTGTACTATCCTTCGGCACAATAAAAAAGTAATTATCCCAGTCGTCATCTCCATCGGAACCCAAAACACCATTCTGCGAGAATCCAACTCTACAATCATTGGTGCCGTCTTTATTCACTAAATAAATCCAGCGCGTTACAAAGGGAAATGTAATTTTACTACCCTCGCCTAGTGCGCCGTCGCCTCGCAGGGCATCAACTGAGCCAGTAGCATAAGGGCGCCCACTAACTTGATAAGCTGGCGTGTGGTTAACCCCCACATCCATTTTCCAAGATTTAGTAAAATTCGCCATAAGAACCTCCAAAAAATAAACTGTTCTTAATAAATAGTATTAATTATTTCTTTCTTACTTTTCTTGTGGCTTTCTGCGACTTTAAAAGCTCGCGTTCTCTTTCTCTCAATTTTCGCCGGGTTTCTTTTCTTTTTCTCTCAGAAGGTTTCAAGTAATATTGGCGATCTCTCAGCTTTTCTTTAATTTTAGATTTTTTAAATTTTCTAATAAATTTACGTAACATTCTATCAAAATTGCCACCACACTCTTTTAATGTAACAGCCACATTTACTCTTTTGCTCATTTTACTTCCCGTTCATTTTTTCAAATACCAAACTGGCATTTCCAACAAGACCACTAATATCAACTCCGGGATCATTTGAATCGCCTAAATCAGCTTGGCCTTCAGGCGTTTTGCGTCCAGATATTGGCTCTGTGTTCTCGAAAAGATTAACGCCGTTATAGGCATCAGCACCAACAGCTTCCATTAATCTTTTACGATGCTCTTGAAGTTTCGAATTAGTTTCTTGAGATTTGCGCCTCATTCGCAAATGTTTGTCAAAGGGACGTTCCTTTGGTTCATTTTGTTTTTTGGCTTCCACAATTGGTTGTTTTTGCAAACCGGCTGCAACTTGAGATACAACCTCAGTAAGAAG